CTATGACCATCAGGAATGTAAACGTCGAAACCGAGAACCTGATCAAGCGCAAGGAGGGCCTGGTCCTGGCCCCCTATCTGTGTCCTGCAAAGGTCTGGACGGTCGGCTACGGCACCATCGTCTACCCGTCGTGGTACATGGGCGGCAAGCGCGTGGGTCCCAGCGATCCACCGATCAGCATCCAGATGGCCCTCGATTTTCTACGTTCCGACCTCGACAAGTTCGAGGCGGGTGTCGAAGGTCTGCTCAAGCGACCGGCCAACGACAACGAGTTCGGCGCGATGGTGTCCCTGACCTACAACATCGGGCTGGCTGGCTTCGCCAGCAGCTCGGTGCTGCGTCTGTTCAACCAGGGGGACAAGGCTGGAGCCATGCGGTCCTTCGCCCTGTGGAACAAGGCGGACCTGAACGGTGACGGCAAGGTCGACCAGTCTGAGGTCGTGCCGGGCCTCGTCGTCCGTCGTAAGGAGGAGCAGACCCTCTTCGCAACGCCGGTCGTGACCGACATCAGCCAGCTGATCCCGCCGCCCGAGCCGATGCCCGCCGTCGAGATGCCGCCCGAGCTGCCGATGCCGCAGCTGGTGCTGAGCGATGAGAAGGGTCCGGTGAAGACTGCGGTCCAAAGTACGACGCTCCAGACGGCAGCGGTGGCCGGTGGTGCGGGCGCTATTGGCACGGTGGCGACGACCGTCAGCATCCTCGACACGATGAACACGGCTACCCAGGTCGCGACGGCTGCGAACACGATGGCGACTGCCACGGCTGGTACGGCCCAGATCGCAGCGACCGCCGCCACGGGTCTGCACTCCATTGGGAACATGCAGATCATCGCGCTCGTCGCCTCGGGAGTGGCTCTGGCTGCGATCATCTACTTCGCTGTCCGCTACTTCAACAAGAAGCGTAGCACTCAGGTGTTCTGATGATCAATCCGATCACGAAATGGTTGGTGATTGGTGGAGGCGTCCTTGTCATCGCACTCGGAACCACCATCACCATCCAAACCCTCCGACTCGATAAAGCAAACGCGCTTCTCACGGTCGAGAAACAAAACACTAAGCGAGCGGTCGAAGCTCATGCGGCTTCGGAACTTGTGCGTAAACAGCTCGCTGCCTACAACGACGAACTCGAAGCCGCCAGGGGAGAAGCCCTGACGGCTCAAATCCTTCGGGAGAAGAACTATGCCGACCAAATTCAACAGCTTCTCGATGCCGAGCGGGACGGTAAAGCTGTCCCTCTGTCTGATGCTGCTCGCGAGTATTTTGAGCGGGTGCGGCGAGAGCAAGCAAATAGAAGTCCTGACGGTGCCCGAGGTCGTTAAGCCTCGGCCGTCGCGCGCCGATCTGACCTGCAAGGACGAGGAGATGGTCCCGCCTGCTGGTTCGATGCGGGTCGATACGGATGGGTGGCGTCTTGGGGAAGGGTGGCGTCTGGCTGGTGCCGACTGCCGTGGGAAGCTGCGCGCTCAGTATCGTCTGAACTATCCGGAGGACTTCCAGTGATCTTGGCTATGACCATCCTGACGATCATCGATCTGATCAGCTTCGTGCTGTTCATGGGCTGCAGCTATGTGTGGTGGCATCTGGCTCGAAAGAATGCCCCACTCAACCAGCTGCAAGGATGGGGTGCAGCTAGCCTCGGCTTTCTCGCGTTCAGTCTAATCTGCACTTACGCGCTTTACTGAACGGTGTAGTACAGCTGCTTCATATCATGCTCGTTCCACAGTCGCTCTGTGGTCGTCAGCTTCATGTTCATGAAGCGCAGCTTCTGTTCCTTGGCGATGTTCATCAGGTACCGATTGGTGTGACTGAGCGACGGGTCATCGTAGAACGCAAAGTCGTATGCGAAGTCCGTCCCATCGGGACGGCGATAGTACGCCGTCCCCCTGACCACCATGGCATCGTCCGGAAGGTCCGGACGATACACCATTTCACTTCCCCGGATCACGACTGGATGTCCACGATCTCGCAGGACCCGCCCGTGCAGGCGAGGGTCTGAGAGCCGCTCGTGTTGTCGGTCTGCTCGTACTGGGCCAGCTGGGTCCAGTCGATGTCCTGGGGCATGGCGCGAACCAGATCGGCATACTGGTCCTCGGTGATCTCCTCGTAGGGAGCCTGACGATACGTGTGACCACCTGACGCAGGCAGGAACGAGATGCCCGACACCTGATCGAAGTTCTGCCACACCCAGGCACCCACGGTCGGCCACTCGTGTTCCTTGACCTCGACCGTGATCGACGGCTTGTGTTCGCACCAGTTGTCCTGAATCTTCTTCCAGAACTCCAGATGCTGAAGGGCCGTCAGGTCGGAGGTCAGTACCGAGTTCTTCGGAGCCCGCATCGGGAACGAGAAGACGACCGTGTCCTTCGGCTTGTTCACACAGGGCTCGTTCGGGATACCGATGTTCTGCATGAAGGTCGTCATCGGGTCCTTGATGTCGCCGCGCACCCGTCGAATGTAGAAGGGAGCGTAGCGACCATGGATGCCCGAGGCACTGTCGACCAGCTGGCTGACCGTGCCCGAGGGCTTCACACAGGTGTTGGCCGTCGACTCGTTGATGCCCGCGAGCGCGGCGCACTCCTTGTTGGTGTCAAGAACGACGATCCGCAGGGCATCGAGATCGGTGGCACTGGCATTGGTGTGCAGCCACTTGCAGTCCATGATGCCGGTCATCGACACGCCGAGGAGGGCCTCCTCCTTCGTGTTCTTCGACCAGATGTCGCGGAGGTAGGGGAAGTGGGTGAGGCTCGCCTGCATGGTGCCGAGAGCAGACGCCATCTCGGCCTTCTCACCAAGACTGTAGAAACCGTCGTGTGCCCGAGCGACAATCTCGGTGAGATTGCAGAACTGGAACGGACGGAGGATGATCTCGCAGCAGGGATTGCTGCCGAAGTCGTAGTCGGGGTCACGACGACCGTACTTGGCGACCTGTTTCTTCGCCGCCTCTCGGTTGAAGATGCCTCGCTCGCCCGACTTCGACTTGTAGAGCGAAGTCCACTCATCCATGAACACGCCGACGTCAGGTCGCTCGGTGGCGGCATACGAGTTGTTCGCCAGGGCCCTCTGCGGGTTCAGTTCCCACCACTGACCGGCCTTGGCGTCGCGCATCCGCTCGTCCGACAGGTTCGAGAAGCAGATCAGGGCCGCGCGGCGCACGCCGCCGACTACGACGATCTCGGCGATCTTGCACATGAGATCGTGGCATTCCAGACTGGTCAGCTTACGACCCGCCGCCGACTTGAACAGGGCGATGGCGAACTTGAACAGCTCCTCCAGCGGTCCTGGCCCCGACGCGCGGCCTCCGAAGGTCACCAGACGGCTTCCAGCGGGGCGCACGAGGCTGGTGTCGATCTTGGGGATGAACCCTGCGTAGAGCTGGGCCAGGAGCTGGCGCAGCGCCAGTGCCCAGCCTTCCTTGCTGTCTTCGACGACGATGGTGGAGGTGGTGGTCTGCATCCGTTCGGAGATCACTGGAAGGAGTGCGACCTCCTGTCGCTCGACGCTGTAGCCGACGCCGGTGCCGCAGAGCAGAATGTAGAAGGCTTCGTCGAAGCAGATCGGGTTGTTGATGGGGAGGTAGGCGCAGTTGTACCCGGCGATATGGCAGCGGTCGAGGGCAGGCCCTGCCGTCATCAGCGCGCGCATGCTCGGCATCACGTGGAGGTTCAGGATCGCATCGCGCATCTTGTTCCGGCCCATGTGTGCGATGATCGCGGCAGAGGGCTTCTTGCTGTCGAAGAAGTTGATGTAGCGGTCGACCGTCTCCTCCCACGTCTCGCGGCGATTGAGGGTGTCGTCCCAGCGCGCGTAGCGCGACAGTGCAATGAACTCTTGGTAGGCTGTGGGGAGGGTATTCATGATGCTTCCTTCGGGTCAAAAATGAGGGCGGACCATACTCTGGTCCGCCCTATCTGTCGCTGGTTCTTATCGGGCAATGGCAACCAGTTTGCCTCGCAGTTCCTCAATCGTTCCGTCGTTCCGCACAACGTGATTGACGCCGATGGAATACTGCTCGACCTCGGACTGATGCAAATCTGCAACAGTCCCGTCCTTGTTGGGCCGGACGATGCGGGCCGTTTCGACCTCGACGCCGTCCTTCTTGATCTCCTGCATCGCCTCGTCCTCGTTCATGAACCGAAGATCGGTGCAGGCAACCTTCTCGTGGCGAGACGCCTTCTTCTTGAAGAGATTGGTCCAGAGCTTCGGACCGATCATCATACGACCCCACTCAGTGCCCAGGGTCTGCATCGCATGTCGCGGGGTGCGTCCACAGAAGGCGTCATGTGGCACCTCCTTTAGATCACCCTCGATCATACGCTCGATGGTCACGTCGTCCAGACCATACTCGCGCAGATAGGTGCGCAGCATGTTCTTCAGACCATCGGCGAACTTGATGACGACATAGCCACTCTCGACGAGTGACTGGACAGCGGTGTCCTTGCCGCTGCCCTTTGGACCGGTGATGCCGATCAGGCGCTTGAGAATACTCATGCGTACATCTCGACACGACCGGCCGTGTGCTTCTTGGTCGGATGACCACCGGCATAGAACTTGCGATTGGCGGCGTCGAACTTGATCAGACGCTTCGCAGCTCCGGTGCAGCCCTTTGCAGCCTGTATCTCCAGACGCCACTTGGTCTTGCGACGGGGAGGGGTGCCACCACGCCGACCGAAGCCGAGGTCACCCTTTCCCAAGGACGAGCGGATGAAGTTGTTCAGGACCGACCGTGTCTCATGGTCGTCGCTGCCCATGAACAGCTTGAGGACGTTGCCGAGCTGGCTCCGCATTCCCTTTTCGGTCGGCACGAAGCCGAGTGCTTGCAGACGATTCATGACACTACTCCTTGGTTGACATCAACGCCTGCCAACTGACAGGTGCGATTGGGGCGACAGCATCACGGATGGTGGCCGCGATCTCCTGCGACTCCTTCTGTGCATGGTTGTCGAGACGCTGCTTCACGATGCGGGACCAGAACAGCAGCGAGCCGGTCCAGATCCACTCCGTGTGCATGCACTGTGGCAGGACCATACGCGCCATCTCAGGCGCGACGCCACCGTCGATCATGTCGGTGTAGGCATTGAGGGCCACCTGGACAGCGTGGAGAGCATACTGGCCGACGTCCTGGGTCGTCTCGCCGTAGCCAAAGTCCTGCACCTCGATCTCGTCGACGAACTTGTCCGACGAACCTTGCTTGGCATTGACCGGACGGCCTCGCCAGCGGTCGGGCAGCCAGAAGGTGGGCGTGTCATCGACGTAGCGACGGCTCACCTCATTCCATGCCTCGGTGACGTTGGCACCGATGTGGGACTTCCACATCTGGTTCTTCACGAAGATGGGCATCTTCACACGCAGCTTCACCATGACGTGCGCGAACGGCGACCAGTGATTGTGCTTGGCGAGATAGCCGATGAGCTTCTCATCCTTGTCGGTGATGTCGACGACTTCCTTGTTGAAGGACACACGTGCAGCGTTCACGACATCGACGTCACTTCCCATGTACCCGACACGAAGTGCCGACATGGGTTCCACTACCACTTTACTCATGGTTCACCTTGCTGAAGTAAGTCTGCCGGGTCACGTCCTTCTCCTTGCGCGGGAACGCATAGAGAAAGATGTACGTCGCACTACGACCCTGGGCCATGTCGATCTCGCCCGCATCGTACTGCGCCTGTGCGCGGAGGATGGCAGGATCGCTCCCCCACGATGTCAACGCCAGCGCACTCTTGCGAGCGATCAGGTGACGACGGATGTCCGGCCGACCTTCCTCCTCGAAACGGTCGTCTACCGCCTTCGGGACATAGTAACCGCCCGGTGGTACGTCTCCTCTCAACACCGTCTTCACGGTGC